CAAAGTTTCAATTTGTGGAGATTGGCCGTCTTTTTCTGGGAAAAGATAATTTTTGTAAAACTGAACCTTGGGTCTACCATTTACTGTTAATTCCCCAGATGTATCATTTAATTCAATTTCTTCCTTGTATATCGACATCAGCTGCCCCAGGGTTTGCATTGCTTTTTGTTGGGACTGAGATCCAACAGGTATTACAAACTTTAGACGATAGGAGGCATTCATCACATTCCAGATTACACGGGTGTTTTCCATGATTCTCAGGATATTGTATGATCTTATCAACCTTTCAACGTAGCTTACTCTAGAGATAGTATTTCCCTTAGCGTAAGAAATATAGATCACCTGCTCACTTTTTAACCTCCTCGTCATTTTGTTATCCTGTGGGTACTGAATCCAAATTTGTTCAAACTCACCATTAGGCTGAGGTTCCGTTGCAGGTTGGAGGGATGTCGGATCTAATTCTTTGAAACCCACGATCTGTTTTCCGTCGGTTGCATAAACAATTTCAAAAGCAAGGAAACCATCAATTAAAAACTGCCTGAAGTATTGCCAGGCAAGAACACTTTGCTGGAATCCAAACAGCATGTACAATTTTCGGAAAGTCTCATCAAGCTTTTCTACAACTTCTGGTTTGAGATCAATATTTGAAAGCGCGGGATAACCGAAGAAATTTTTGTCATCGTAATTTATTGCGTCATCAGAAAGAGTATCTAAAATAAAATCTATCTCTCCGTTGAGTGAAAACTTTCGAAGGAAGTCTCTTTTCCCGACATAATCTTTATCGAAATAGGCAATGTATTTTCTAACCTTAGTATCCTGATAACCTAGTGTCCAGTAAAATGCGTCATTTTCAGTGAATCCGGTTCCATGTTCTCCAATGAAATTTGACTCCGTTGCACCGATAGCTTGAGAGTTTCTGATAACCATATCTTGGTACTCCATACCAAACCTTCCTATACGAGAAAGGTTCTTATACAGGTTACCCATAAAAGATCTTTCCTGAACGTAATCTAAAAATCCTGCCATTTCTTATCTTATTCTGTTGGTGGAGGGGTTTCAGCAGGTGCTTCCTCAGCTGGAGCTTCAGCTGGTGCCTCCTCAGCTGGAGCTTCGGCGGCTGGAGCTGCAGCGGCAGCTTCTTTAGCTTTCTTCTTCTCCTCTTCACTTCTTTTCTTCCTGGCTTCTTTATTAGCCTTTATGTCATCCTGAGTCATTCCAAGGTAATTTTCAATAAGATAAGCTAAAGAGAAATATGGTGCTCCGGTATCATCAGTCAGAGCGTACATTGATTCGATTTGGGTTTTCTTAGCAGTCATCGTTTCAATCTCCTGATTCATCCTGAATGGGTTATCCGAAACGAAATTTAGGCCCAGTTGGCTCTTAAATAAGTAGTCCTTTTCTAATTCAGGAAAATCTTTTACTGTTTGGATCCAAAGAGGTTTAACCAAAATATCCTGGAATATTGACCTTAACCTGTTTATAAACTTAGCAAATCTTATTTCTTCCTTGTCCAATCCTTCAGCACCGTTCGAATAATTACCAATTGAACCACCATCAGGACCTTGAAATCTAGAAAAAGGAATTTTAGATTCTTGTACGAGCTTATCGAAGAAATATGCAAGTGGTGCAGGATCATTAAGGTTAGGACCAGCAGTATTCAATGGCTCTATAGTTGGCGTACCGTTGACACCAGAAGGCATAAGGTAGTTCTTGTAAAATTGGATCTTTGGCCTTCCATCAACTGTAAGTTCCCCACTTTCATCATTGAATCTAATATCTTCCTTATAGATGCTCATAAGCTCACCTAAGGTTTGCATTGCCTTTTGTGGTGATCTAGATCCAATCGGAACAGTCATCTTCATTCTAAAAGAAGCATTCATTACTGACCAAATAACCCTGGTGTATTCAATGATTCTTAGGATGTTGTAAGGTCTGATCAGGCGTTCTGTATAACTGACCCTGGAGACAGTGTTACCTTTTGCATAAGAAATGTAGATGACTTGGGAGTCATAAAGCATCCTTTTCTTATTTATATCTTTAGGATATTGCCACCAAACACTTAGATAAGTACCATCCGGTTGTTTTTCCACCGAGGGCATCAAAGTGGTAGCATCTAGTTCTTTGAAACCAATGATGTTTTTTCCTTTATCATCATAAACGATCTCAAATGCTATGAATCCATCTACCAAAAGCTGCTTGAAATATTGCCAGCCGCTGACGTCATCGGTAAAGCCAAACATTTCATAAAGCTTTTTGTAATTTTCGTTTATTCGATCCTTTACCTTGTCTTTGACATCGGTAAGATTTAAAAAAGCTGGATAAGCAAAGAAGTTGTATGAATCATACGTAATTGATTCGTCACAAACTGTGTCAAGAATATACTCTATTTCAGGGTTCAGTGCAAACTTCCTGAGGTAGTCCCTCTTGCCCGGATAATCCTTATCGAAATATCCTATGAATTGTCTAGTTGTAGTATCTTGTCTACCTAAAGAATAAAGCAAATTCTCATCATCGATGGTTTGCTTCTTCATGAATTCAGCCTCAATCGCACCAATAGCTTGAGAGTTTTTGATGACCATGTCACCATATCGCATTCCAAAGTTACTTAAAGACTTTACTGAGTCTCTAATTCTTTGAAAGACGGGGTTACCGCTTTGGTTTTCGTTGAATCCAGCCATTAGATTTACACTTCAATGTTGTTTTTGTACAACAGATCAAAGATTTAATTTCGATCTATAATCATTATATATCCCAGAAATAAGTTGTCCCTCTATCTTATCTCCAGTGAAATAGGGTAGTCTGACCCAGTCTTGGTAATCCAGTACCTTCACATTTCCTGCATAGGACTTCTTAAATCCAGTCAATGCATTTCTCCATCCTGTGCCCTTAAGGATAGTATCTAAAGAATTATACAGATTTGGGATGGGTTGCAATGAATTCGATTTTTCGTTTTCTTTGAATATGTTGAAAAACTGATCTGATATTGTCAATATAATCCTTCCTCTTAAGTCAGGTGGAATTATATTTAGATCCAGAGATAATAGAATTTCTCCAACTTCTCTTTTTTCTTGACGGATAAAAAGAAAAATTGGATTTCTGTTTATAAAAGGATGTCTATTGGAAGTCTTTGTTTTTGTGGTATAATCCATGATATAAATTACTCCAGGAACAAAAGTACCATCGAAGGAAATCTTTTGCGATTTAGATTCCGCTCCGTATTTTTTTTGAAAAAGGGAATTAGTATCTGCAGAAATAGCAGAAGGTGACTGGAAAGAGTTCCTTAGTTCTTTTATTTGATCTTCTATAAGCTTCACTTACTCTTGAACAGGAAATTTTCATCTACAACACCGAATCTGTAACCTCTAGCATCTGCCCATCTTTGAGCTGCTTTAAATTTTGCCTGATTGGTAATCCACACTTGCATTTTGTGGTTGTATGACTTGAGCTTAGCTAAAGTTGCATTCCCCTCTAGCAATGGTTTTTTAAAATGTGATTGGGGTTTTACCTCTACTATCCAATCCTGTGTAGTGTCATCGTCTTTTAAGACTTGCATGTAAAAGTCCACATTATACTGGTGGTCTTTTTTATCTAAAGGATTATAGTAAGGAATTTTAATTGGCTCCGAACTCCATTTCAGGATTTTCTCGTTATTATCGCAATACTTGCAGAATCTAAACTCCCAGGAGGATCTGCATATTATATTGTGAACGTCCCCAATATATTTTTCAGGATTTCTTGGTACATACAGGCCAGATTTATAATCCCCATTGGGTTTTATTTTCTTTATATCTGGCATGAAAACTAAACATTATATGAATTGTCCTCGCCGGTGATGTGTGAGAACGGGATAGTTTTAGGAGATTTTGGTGGATGAATTTTTTTCCATCCTTTAGCAAAACCATTCTTAGCAATCTGCGTATAATAAGCAAAAGGATTGTTTGATTTAGTAGGATCAAATCTGTTCCAATACTTAACCAAGTCTTCCATAGCAAAAGCCATACAATCTGCTTTATCTTCTGGATCCCTATACGCCATTTTCTTAGATATCCCCTGAACCATTAATCCAAACATCTCGATAGTTTCGTTGGTTAACTGCCCCTTTTCTTTAGACGCAAGAATGGCAGCCATCAGGTCCGCATTTTTTACATAAGCTTTTGCCATCTTTTTCCTTTTATATTAATTTTAGATTAAACCTCGAGGTTAGTTTCGGGGCTATGACTTATCTTCTTCTGGTCCGTCTTCAGAAGAAATGAGTGTCTCATCGGAGGATTCTTTTCCGTCCGGTGCGACACTCATTTTACCTTTGATTTCGTCGACGTCTGGATCTGGTGATTCAGATTGTTCTTTTGCTGTCGGAGCAAAAGCCCAAACTCGACTAAGTATTTTCTTTAGTTTTTTTTTGACTCTTCACTTTCGTCAATTGCAGTCTCATTAGAGATTGCTCCAGAAAGAGTCTTCAAAAAATCTTGAACTTCTTTTGAATCTTTATTGTTTTTCAAGAATTCAATAGCCTCGTCAAGGTTATATCCCATTTCGTGATTTACCTCGATATCAGTATCAGCTTTAGCTCCAGCATCTGGTGCAATTGCCAAAGCAGGATCTATATTCATAACATCTGGCTTGTTCTCATCACCCTGTGTAACCTTTACCGCGTAATCTATTTCTTTAGTTCCGCCTGGTGCTACTGCAAGTTGCTGATTGGTTTTTTCAATTTCTGATGCCTCATCAAGATTGTATCCCATCTCTGTTCCAACCTCGTTGTGCTTTTTCATTCCTTGTCCGTCTCCGGGAGCAGAAGCCAAAGCAGCATCAGTTTTCATGATTTCTGGATTTTTTTCTTCTCCTTGAGCAACCTTTAAATCGTAATTAGCTTTACTTCTTCCTCCAGGAGCCTCTGCTAATTCCTGTGAGTTCTTTTCAATATCACCTTCAGAAATTTCAGCATCACCAACCTCTTCATCATTCTCTTCGTTCACGTTGTAACCAACTTTGTCAACTAGAGAATCCTTGATTTTAATTTCATAGTTAGTCTCTTTCTGGCTTCCTTCAGGTGCTTCTTCTAAATTAGCATGCTCTTCTTTCTCGATATCCTTTTTTCCTGGAGTATCTTGGTCTTTGCCAGTTGGAGCAGCAGATGTATTTGCTTTGAGAGTAGCCGCTGGTGTTTTATCGACAGAATCTTTAGTTTCCTTAGAAGGAGCGATTGCCATTTCATTTTCTTTCACTTCCTCTTGGGATTGATCATCCTCTTGGTTTTCTTCTCCAGCGTTATTAAGAGCTTCCTCGATATCAACGATCTCATCCATTCTAAAATCCCCAGTACGTCCGTTGTCCATAAGAACTGTGTAGGAACCTGAGGTAGAATCAACAGAAATAATCTTTCCGGTGTTTCCTGATTCTTTAACTTTAACATAGTCACCAACTTGGAATTTTTCGTCCTCGTTTACATTTTGAATTTCTTCGGACGAAGAGTCTATTTTCTCAATCTCCTCGTTCACCGCTGACCATTTCTTTCTTAGCGAACTTAGTTCCTGCTCGAGCATCATTTTAGCCCTTTGCATTTCTTTGGAGTTATTGTAGAGAGGGTTGGTTGTCATCAAGGTATCGAGTTTGTTAATCTCATTTTCGATTACCGAGATGTTTTCTAAAATTTGTTTCCTATCATTGATCATGATGGATTTGATTTTAGTCTCACCTTCCAAAAATTCTGTAAGACCTTCTGAAATATCATATTTCAAGAATTCCTTCACCATGCTCGATGCCTGAGTTCCATTCACTTTGTAAAGCGAATTCTCATTCATTGCATTGTTGATTCTGTTAAGGTATAATTGGTTATTCCATTTGATGATGTTTACCGAGGCACCCTCGTAAACCTTAGACTCTAATCTTTTAGCAAAATCCAACTCGACAATTTTGTCGAAATTTGTGTAAACGTTAATTAGGTCAGAAACTGCTTTTGATTCATTAACTCCAAAAGATCCAGAGATTTCAAGGCCAACTTGCTTTGCAAGCTGATTAAGATCCGAGAATTGAAGCTTAGTTCCGTTTGTGTAAATACTTACAGAATCATTTTCTTCTACCAATTTATAAGTGTGATTTCCAACGAAGAATGAAAGTCCGTTCTCGTTTACTTTAACCATCGGTGAGTAGAAAGCTTCTAACAAAGATTTGAAATCTACAGGTAAAACATCATATTGAGCTTTGGAAATTTTCCTGATTCCTTCAGAATCACCTTCGAAGATGTTGTTTCCAATAGAGAAAACGGTTTTACCACCTGCAACATGTACTGGTGAAAATACCCTTCTTACAGAAGAGTTACCGTTGTGTACTGGAATAGCCAATTTGGATTCTGTTGACTCCATTAGGGAAAGTGTGTTAACCAAATTCTTTACAGTTGGATTGAAAGACCATCTTGCAAGATCTTTAGATAACATAGCAACCGACTTGTTCTCTGAAACTAACCACTTATTCAAAGATTCAGTTACTGGGGAATAAAAATCTGAGCCTGCACTTTTCTCAATAGAATAAAGTGCTTTCGATACTTCAATTTCTGGTTTTAGTCCAGATATTTTATTGCCAATAGACTCAATCAGATTTTTAACTTTAGAATCCCATGAAAAATTCTGAAACTCAGTCACAAAGGACTCAGCTACCAAATATTCTGGGAGATTATTGTTTTTAAGTAGATGTACGTATTTTTCACAAAGGATTTTCACGTTTGGGTGTTCATAAATTCCAGTGCCCTTCAAAGAAAGGATGGATTCAAAAACACCAAGATTATTGACCCCTTGTGAATTCATGAAAGCTTTTGCTGAAGGATCCTTCTCTATAAGCTCTTTTAAACTTTCAGAGATAGGTTCGATCCTAAGATCTTTTTCTTCAGTCTTACCGTCTACGTAAGAACCAGATGTTTTAGAAGTCTTACTTCCAACTCCAGACCAAGACTCCATCAGCTTTTGTGCTGCATTCTTTGATGCCTCTAACTCTTGCTTTCTGATCATTTCAAGAGGGTTGATTGTAGTTCCTTCTGTTTCTTTCACTGTTTGTCCGACAGATTCCATCACAGCAGACTCGTTCAAAACTTCACCGTTTTGAATTTTTCTTATGTGAGATTCGCAAACCGATTTGACTTCGGGATTAGTGGTGTTGTCCCTTAGTGTTTTTAATTGATTGAGTAAATCCATTCTACTTATGTTTTTTTGCTTTCTATATATCACAATCGTGATATTGAAACTTTTCCATTTATATATTCAGACAAACAAAAGAAATTTGTTGATATCATCTCGCTATTAATATCTCTAGCTTGACGTCAAAATCAAGGTGTGGATTTGTAAAAATAAAGCCACCGTCCCGATAAGGTAAATAGTCCTCACTTAAATTCCATCCAGTCATCTCTGAATCAGTTGTACCGAGTTTACTCCCCGTGAGGATCATTAACTCTCCTATGTTGTATGTTTCAGACCTATATGTCCAGGTAATGTACTTCTGAACCTGCGGGGTACCATTTGATGGTGTAGGAACACCAGGAATAATAGGAACCTGAGATCCGTAAAGAATTGGATTTTTAGGTTCCGGGTATTTTACTTTAACAGCAACCCATCTCACAAAACCATTCACGTCACCTATATCAGTTTGGCTAACCTTAACACTTCTGCCCGCTCTGAGCGTTATTTTTAATCTAGAATAAGACTGAACATTGCTGGCTAAATCTTTGAAATCTAGAAAATTTGTGATGTTATAATCTTCCTCAAGGACAAACTTATCCTTCTTAAAAATAAATCCCGGTACTGGAACTGGTGGACAAATTATAGGTCTTGTAGCCATTAGCTTGCTGTTAATATTGTTAGTTTTACAGAATACTCAGTTGAATTAGAAAACACAAATCCACCCGTTGCTGCGCCTGTGTAGCCTACCTGTTCATCTATATTAGGCAAAGTTTGCCATCCTTTCCAGGAAGCGTCTGGCTTTACCTGACCTGTTAACATCATCATTTCTGACATGATGTATCTCCTTCCAGAATTATAATGCCAATAAAGGAGCCTTTGATCGTCAGTAGCGTCAGCATAATATTCAGCCTTTGCTAGTAGCAAACTAACTTCTCCTAAGGTTGTGTCAAATTCTCCTGGGTCCAAATTGATTGATGTGTCTGGAGCTATAACAAAGGTTTGTTTCTGGTAACCAGAAAATGATTGAAGAGGATGGAAAAACTCAGAAAGATCTAAAGTTTCATCGATGCTTGCATGATAGGCGACGTTAAGAGAACTCTGAAAAAGTCTTACCTGGTGGGGATCATTGTAGTTCAAGAAGGTCAGGTTTACTCTCCTCATTGAACCTTCATCATTGGCAATCAATGTATATTGGGTTTCAAAAGGACCTGTCTGGCCTGCTCTTAGAGCTGGATTACTATCACCCAAACCAAATACCACCCCAGAGGTAGCACCCTGACTGGATCCACCACCATAAATTTCGTAAGAATCTCCTATGTTACTGCTCATTAAAGTTTGGTTGGATTGATATCGGTATTCGTTGGCATTTGTACTTTTTGGGTTACCCTCCTGTTTGAATTTACATTTTCAACTTCGGAAACATGATATGCGTTCTCATTTCCAACATTCGTGGCGGGTACTTCCTCAACTTCATCACTGTTTTCCTCATCCTCTCCGGCATCAAGAACAGTTTCATGAAGCATTTGTAAATCTTCGTTAAAGACTAGAGGCTCACTGATGTCTTCTAGTTTTTCCTGTTCAGGTTCTTCGACTATCTCCTCTGGTGATTCTATAACCGAGGTTTCCTGTGTCTCTTCGGGTTTGATGTAATCCACAAGTGACTTTATAAATCCAAGTGCTACAATCGGCAGGATAGCACCAGACACTATTGACAAAACTCTCTTTTGGAAAATTACCTCCTCCTCAATTAGCCCGAATAGTTCGGACCAAGCAGCGAAATCCTCCAAGTTGACATAAGCATAGTATGTGTTACCCATTGCTTGCATTGCTGTGAGAAGGAAAAATAGCATCCACACTAAAGATTTGTTCATCTTCTGTAAAGCAATTAAGGAAGCCAACGAAGCAGCAGCACCAACCTCAAATGCAATTGCTAGAGATACTGCCAACCAGGTAGGATTAGATAGCTTGAAGAAATCAATTACGTGGATGGTGGAAATAACAGACACCATCAGGTAAAGAGTGACAAAAGTCCCAATTATAAACCTACTAACGAGTTTGTTACTATTTTTCACCTTGGTCCATTCTACTTTTAATTTCAGAAAGGGAAGTTTTCTTCTTGTCAAAATCATCCTCATAAATAAGGAATTCAAACATAACCTGTCTCATCTCTTTCTTCATCTCCACTTTAGATACGATATTCACTGAATCAATTTTAGCAGAGATTTGTTTGTTGTGTTTTTCAATTCTGTCAATATCGCTGTTAACGCCGCATTGTCTAAGAAATACGATAACTAGGAATCCAAGAACGATGTATTGGAAATTGTCTTTTATTTTTTGTAGCATAAGATAAAATTTTTAGTTTTTCTATATATCCATTTGAAATCCCTTTACACGAAAAAAGCGCCGAAAGGCGCTTTTCATATTCAGGTTGTAGTAGTTTAGGCTAATTCAATTCCCTGCTGTGCTGCTGCAAGTTCTTTTTCAAGCTCCTGAATCTCCCTTGCATCTTGCTTTGCTGATTCAAGTGCCTGCTCGAAAGGTTTAAGCAGACTGATAAAATCTTTAGCCTCCTTCAAACCATTTCCAGATTGTTTAGAAATAAAGTAATGACTTGCTTCTAAAGGTAGTGCTTGCATGTAAAGGATGCTATTCTTGATTCCGTCTTTTTTGAGTTCATCCAATACTTTACAGATTTCGATAACACCAAGAGCTTCTTTTTCTCTCCAAGAAGCTTTCTCGTTCATGAAATCCACATATCGATCGATCAGGCTGTCGTTTTCAAACTGGACAGCATAAACCTTGGTAGAAAGTTTTTGTTTAGCAGAAACAAGGTTTTCTTCAGCAGCCTTGATTCTTTCCAAATTCAATTTAGAAAGCACGTCTTCGCCTAAAGCATCAACAAGTCCTTCTGCGTTTATTTCTACTGTTTTTTCCGTAATCTTTTTGTTAGCCATTATTTTGTCTTTTATTTTTTTAGTTTAAAATGGGAATAAGTTTCACGATTATACGTTGAAAATATCAAATTCCTCTCTATTGTGTTGCAAATAAATTTTAAGTCTTTCCCTTAGGTCTTTTACAGGATAGATCTTCGGTTTTTCCTGGGGTCCAATATGGCAAAGGAAACCGCCATCAGTTTTTAGACCAGTCTCCTCCTCTATAATTAAACGATAAAGACTAATTTGAATCGAGTACTCGTTATGAGAATTTTCGTAAAGGTCAGCAAAAGGATGTAATAGTTTCTTATACTTTCCCTTGGGATGCTTATCGTCTTTAAATTCCTTGTTTGTTTTCCAATCACCAATTAAAAAAAGAAGCTTATTTTGCTTCTTGTCCCACATAAGAAATGGCTGATCGACAGTTCCTGCTATTCTCCACTTTTTAGAAAAAACTTTTAATTCAGGCTGTAGAGGAACTAGATCTTTAAATCTCTCCTCGTGCAATGCTAAAAATTTTTCCACTCTCTCCTTAAGATCTTCCTCCTCGGGTAAGGGAGGATTTAGTCCAGCCCAAAAATCTTCAATCCATTTATGAACCCTGGTTCCAAGATCGTTTGCCACGTCAGCTTTCGATTGCCAGTCTTTTTTTACCTCCGAAACATCAACGCCATACTCTTGAGCTTTTTTCCCCGCCCAGAAATCACGATCAAATGGTACTTTGAACTTTTTTAGAAATGTTGTAACCGAATCATACCTGACGCCTTCGAAATGATAAGAATGCTCAGACTCGTTGAAAATGAAACTTGGATCCTTAAATATGTCAAGCTTTGCTTGGTACTCCCTTTTTACTTTAATTAAATCTGTCAAAATCCGAAATAGTTTAGTATCCAATCCCAATTACTTACTAGCAAAATTATTCCAGTAATCTCCGCAAGAAACCTAAAAATCCAAAACCAGGATATATGTCGGAAGAAGAAATAGTAAATTACTAAAAATGAATCACCGTTAGTTTCCTCGATGGGCTTCAGTGTCGGTGTGATAATCTCCTGTAGATTCAAAGTAGTTAAATAGTCATTAACACCTTTAATCTCTTCAAACACAAAAGCCGGTCTTGCATCTGCAGGAAAATCACGAGACATTGTCACTTCCGGTGGAAGATTAACAACTGTGTAAAGCCTACCTATCCAATCATACCTCAGCCTCATCTTCATCCAGATAGGAGAATTGAGTTTTTCTTTTCTTATAATTGCTCGATAGTCGAGGTAAATTTTGATCTCTCTTAAAACATCGAGAAGACCAAAGATTGCAATAAATCTAGCTAGCATTAGTTATCAAATTTTGATTTTCCAAGAGCATCCTCCATTTTCTTACGAATTTTAGTTCTGGCCCTCCTGATTCGGGTTGCTATAGAACGTTTCTTAATTCCGTATTTGTCGGCTATGTCTTTGTATTTCATTCCATTAATCTCTCTATCTATCATAATTTCACGATAGAGCTCAGGTAGATCTTTGATCTCGTCTATGACCTGCTCATAAACATCGTCTATATCTGATCCACCACAAAGAAATTCCCAAAGTGGATCTCCCTCAATATCATATGATGGGTTCTTTTCTTCAGACTTTGCTGAAGTGAATTCCATTTCTTCAGCGCTTTGGGTGACGTATCTCTTCCTGCTTTTAAGTAATAGCAAAGATTCGTTTCTTGCAATATTATAACACCAGGTGGAGAAATTTCCACGATCACTATCATATTGATCTATCTTCAGATAAACCTTAGACATTGCATTCGAAAAAGCATCTTCTGCTAATTCGAAATCTTTAAGTATTGTGTAACAATGATTTAAAACTCCAGGTCTTACTCTTTCATATAGAGGATTGAATTCCCTTTCGTTCCTTGTTTTGATGAAGTTCTCTGCCAGAACTTGAATGTTTTTTTCCTTTGCCATTTGATTCCCTAAATTCCCTTTTAATTTCTAATTATTCCCAATTCTTACGATTTCTATTCCAGCCTTGAATAAGAATTCTAAAGATTCTACCTTTCGGTATAAGTCTCTAAAGACCAATCTTTTAATCCCGCTCTGTATGATTAATTTAGAGCATTCGAAGCAAGGAGAAACCGTAACATATAAAGTTGATCCGTCCGAACTTTGGGTGCTTTTCGCCAATTTAGTAATCGCGTTCGCTTCTGCGTGAAGTACATACGAGAGTGTTGTATTCTCTTCATCCTCGCAGTCATTTGAGAATCCAGTAGGGGAGCCGTTATAGCCATCAGAGATAATTGATTTATCCTTAACTATTAAACTCCCTACCTTCATTCTATTGCAATGCGAGTTTGTCCCCCAAACTTCAGCCATCCGAAGATAGACAAGATCCATTTTCCTATCCTTAGGAATGTAAAAGGTTTCGTCTATTTCATCAAAAGAATTTTCACAAAGAGCAACTGAGTTGATTTTTGGTTTAGCTATCCAAAAATTGTTAAGAACACTACCGCTTTCAAAAAAAGCTTCAGAGTTCAGCAAAGATGGTAAATTTAGTGTCATAGGGTATTATTTGTAAACTACGGAAACAAATATACTATTTCCTAGCGTTCAGAAAAAAATAAATTATGAACAATTTCAAAAATTGTTCGAGTTGGGACGGAATGGAAAATCAGAGGAAACTGTTAGAGGGGCTTTTAAAGCACCATAGATTGAAGCTAGCAAAGCCTTAATCTCATTGAGATCTTTAGTAGGTATTCCTGCTCCACCCATTCCAGTTGCTTGAGACATCTGTGTCTTCACATCATTAAATTGCGAAGCAATTTGGGACTTGAGATCAGAACTTGGTGTTTTGGATGGTTCCTCAACTTTTGCTGGGGTAGGTGTGGGTGCAGGTGTGGGTGCAGGCGTTGACGGTTTTTGTTCAGGAGCTTTCTCTTTCAAAGTATTCTGTTCCTTGACCAATGATGCTTTTTTTGCTTCGACAGAGGCTTCCAATTCTTTCCTTTTGTCCTCCGGTAGTTTACTCAAAAGTTGTTGTTTATAAGATTCAAGAGCAGAAGCTGCAGAAAGGTTACTGGATGTGAGATCCTTTAAAGTTGGTGCAGCCTTCACTTGTTCTGCAGGTTTTTCTGGCGTGGGTGCTGGGGATGAAGTTACAACTTCTTCAAGTTTAGGAGTGCTTGCCTCAACAGTGACTGCTGGTGGTGGTTGTACTTTCTTTATTTCTTGTGTATTGATCGGGGTACCGTAGTCTTTATACTCATATCTTTCTCTTGCATCACTATCATTAAAATAACTTAACTCGTCTTTCAGATAATCTGGATCGGATAAAAATTCGGGTAATTCAGATGGATCTAATTCGGTTTGAGCATATTTTATGAATGCGCTTACAAAACTATCGGGTTCGGTCGGGCTGAGTTCTTTGACCGCTTTTCTGAGTTTCATGAAAGTTTCCACATCATAATCTGAATCTGTTACTCCCACACCGCTTTTGCTTGTCAGCAAAGAATCCATTAAAGCATCTTCGGCACTGGTTTTAACAGTAGATCCCGCTTTTAATTCAACGAGCTCCGGCCCTTTTTCGCCAACTACTGCTAATCCGTTTTTTTCTACTGTTCCCCCGTCTGCAAGTCCTGGTATTTTCTGTGATGCTTTTCCAACCAAGCCTTTTATTGTATCACCACCCAACAAATTTTTGAAATCCGGAGAGTTACCAGATTTAACTTGAGCAATTTGGTTTGGGACATTCGATAAAAAATCCGACACAGATCCAGTGAAGGATTGGGTCATCTTCTCGGTTAGAGATGAGATGAGCTTATTATTCTGATCCGAAAATGTTTTACTGAATGACTCTGTGAAGCTTTTGAATGTTTGCTCCACGTTTCCTCCACCCTTATTTGAATCCTTTAAACTTGTAGCAAGATCCTTCAGCCCTTTAGATGCTTCCAAATTTGTTTTACTCTGCTCCTTCAGTTCTTGGAAAAGTATATCCATGTTACTAGAAAGACTCGAGATTTCTTTTAGAAGTTTGCCGGTATCATTAGCCATTATTCAGAAGGGTGATTTTCAAATTATATATCCTCTACCGCAGAGATCACTTACTGAAGCTAAAGACCTCAACTTGTCCACTTTCAGCAATTCTCTTCTTATTCTCCTTCTCGACTGCGTCGTTAAGCTTATCCAGCCAGATTTGATACTCGTAAAATGGGATAGATTCAAGCCACTCTGGATTTACCTGGTGTTCTTTCCAAAGTCTAAACTTGATATCAAAATAATTCTCTAAAGATATCTGAAATAACGAAAAGAGATCTGAACCCGGAGGGAAAGGTAATTGGAGCGGTGACCTCCCCTTCACCGCATGAATCACACTTCAAGCGTGCTTTAAGTTTTGTACCTACTTTAATCTTGTCAGCTAGCTCAAAATAAACTGAGAATTCCTCCTTGGTCCATTGTTCAGAAGAACTAATCATTGCCTCTCTTATCTTGAATTCGTCTAAACCTCTCCAGTCTTCAAAGTAAAAAGGAGCAATTTTGATAAAACTCTGGTCTACCTCTTCGCCTCTTCTTACCGCATTCTTGACAAAATCAGAAATTGCCCTGGTAACCCCAATAGATGGGACTGTCATTTTAACAGTCTTACCTATTCGTCTGATCGGGAACACAAATTTTCTTTCCTTGAATGAATAATATTTCATTAAATTCTCATCCAAATCATAGTTGCTCAGTACACCGGTTCGAAGCTCTATCGCTTCCATACCATTGCAGCCTTTAGTTGAGCAGGAACGGGTACCATCAAGAATAATTCGATTTTCCCCTTTGACAAATGTCAAATCCCGAATAGCCATAATAACGAAGAATCTATCTTCTTGCTTAAGATCCTTATAGGAAACCACCGATCCTGTATCTCCAAATTTAATTGTACAACAGGAATCTAGAACGTAATTTAGTTTGGAGTCGATGTCAAGCATATCATCTTCATCGATCATTGAGTATTGTCTAATCTCCTTTACCTCAGCTGCTCTGATTGCGATCCTAGAGTTTTCTGGGTAAAACAGACCTTTAGAAGGAAGCATTCCAAGGGGAAGGTTTTTCCAACCTAGATCCATAGGAGCTTGTTCTTTAAATTCTGGCTGAGCAGGAATAGTTTCCTTTGGTTTTTCCTCTTCTTGAATTTGTGGGGTTTGCTGTGGTTGATCAGAATAAACGTTCGTTAAAACCTCAGGCTCTAAACTCAGATCACTCGGATCGTCATA